GATTAGTCAAAGTATCAACTGAATATATAGTAATCTCAGTAGGATCACCAGAAGAAGATACACTAAAATCAACAGGATCTTGAATCAAAAAAGAAACACTTCCTGAAAAAGTTGAAGCTACTGTTGTACTTTCAGGAATATATAAAGCATAATTAAAATCTGGGGAATAAGGAGATGTTCCTAAAGCTGGTATTTGTTGGTAAAATTCAACATCAACTGTAGCAACTTGAGTTACATTTGGTTTGTAACCAAACATATAAGCCAACTCATACAAATTGTTTGTTTGACGAGCATACTGTAAATATGTCTCTTGGATTTGGTTATCCAAATAGAAAGACATAATATCACCTACATAAGCTGCCATTTCCATAAACATCATACCTGGTGATGCTGGAGAAAAGTCATTGTAGGTTGTAGGGAAATAAGTACGAGCGTAGTTAATTAAACTCGCTCTTAACTCGGTAAAATCCTTGTTTAAATATTGTATGTTACGTCTTACGGCCATTAGTTGAATGCTATTTGAATTTCGTCTGATATAGCGGTATCTACAACATTATAAGTTAAAGATACAGTTATAGTATTATAATCGGGTTCTTGGAGAACTTCTAGGTTAGAAACACGTATATTAGGAAAATAAGTGTTTATTTTACTTTGTACATCTTCTTGTAAAGTTTCTAAAGTATTTGAACTAATCTGTTCAAAAATAAAACTTCTTAAACCACCACCAAACGTTGGGTTAAGATATCTTTCACCTGGTTCTGTTAAAAAGAAATTTATAAGATTATTTCTTATAGCATCTTTTGTAGTATAGGTAGAATAGAAAATACCTGGAGCATTAAAAGGTATAGCAACACCAACAGCCGTTCCTGGCTTGGTATCAATTGGAAATATCTTTTGTGCTCCAAATGCCATTATTTACCTCCTTTCATTAATCCCATAATCATATCTAAACCAACATTACCTGCTGGTAAATCACCACCAGGCATAGCACCAGTAGGAACTTGCATTGTAGTTTGATTTATACCCATCCCTCTAGCATCAGCTGAATTAAATGAAAGAGTATCTTGGCCTCTTCTCATATCACCCATAATACTTTCCATCATAGCTTTTTTATCAGCTGTTGATTTTGTTGGTTGAGGTTGGGTTGGTTGAGTATATGATTCAACCACTTGTGTTTTGGGCGCACGAACTGCTTCCAAAAGGATATCTTTTAGTTCCTCTTGGATAGCTTCTCTTACGGCGTCTTTGATAAATGATTTTAATTCACTCGGTTTCATCTGTTATAAATATTGAATTTAGTAAGCTTTTAAATTATCTCTATTAATTATTAACTTGAGTTCATTAATTAATGTTTGACTGTTAGTTGTAAATGATAGAGGGGTTTCTATTAAAGGAATACCTGATTGGTTAAATGCAACTGCTTTTCTACGAGTAACAGTAGAGCTGAAAGGTACTTCCTCTATTTTGAATATAAAACCTTGATAAGTTGAATCATCTACAGATTGTTGATTATCTGTCAATATCTTTTGAAGATTATCACTTACAGGATTTAGAGTTTGATTAGGTTGCAAACACAATGAAAGTGCCACATCTAAAGAATTTAAAGTAGTTACTACATTTTTTACAAAAGAAGATACTATATTTAAAGCAATTGCTAAAGTATCTAGATCTTGTTTTCTTTTAACTAATTTAGATTCACCTAAAGAATTATAAGTTAAATTATCTGTTAAATCACCTAAATCACTTAAAAGAGCCGTAACAAAACCGGGTGCTGTGGGTAAAATTTTTACTCCACCTGAAGCTGTGGTTTTAGTTAATTTCAACCCAGTTATAGTAGATAAAGCAACATCAAAAGCAACACTAACTCCAGTATATGTAAAAATTACAGTATCTAAAAATGTGCTAAATTTATTTAGAAACTCTACAATATTATTTCGTTTGTCTATAATGTTTTGTAGTGTTTGGGGGTCCGGACAAGTACCGTCTGTAGGGATTTGTTTAAGTAAATTTTCTAAAGGTAATTTAATTAAATTCTCGTTATCTGATGTTTTTTTAATTAAAAGTAAAGACAATTTTACTAACGCTGATTTAGGATCAGAGATAGCATTTTGTATAGAAGTTATATCAATCCCAGCCATTATAAAGTCTTACTTATATTTGATTTAGTTGTGGTTTCTAATTGAACCTTTAAGGTGGTTAAATAAGTTATAAACTGAGCCGCTGCTGTTGTAACTGTGGGAAGTGGAGCATTTACTAAAGCTGCACTTAAAAGGGATAATTGATCTACTAATTGAGTTAAAAGAGTTATAGTAGTATCACCGTAAAGTAGTGGTTGTATAGCATTAGCCCCACCTAATAACACGCTATTAGATTGAATCACCGACTGTGGCGAATCAACATTAAAACTGCTTATAGCGTTGATATTTACCGATTTTTTAGACGATAAAAGTAAATGGTCCTCGGTAGTATTAAATACTAAACGACCTGAGTTTAGAATAAGCTGTTTACCAGAGTACTCATTAGGTTGGATTGGTGGGTTAGAAGTATAACTAGAATAAGAGGTACTAGATGCTTCTAAAGGTATTTTTTGGGTACTAGTAAAATAAACAGAAGTATCATCATTATTAATATCTTCTACAGTAGGTATCCATCCTTCTTCTGTTTGGTTACCTTGTCCATTACGAATTATAGTGATAGGATCACCATTTGTACCTGTAGAAGACCAAGTATTAGGGGTATTTTTAACGGTGGATCCTAAACGAATTGAATTACCCCACCTACCTTCTACAATTTTATCACCTTCAAATGGTAAAAGTGGATGAATATTTCCCCTTTCAATAAATGTTTCCCCTAAAAATATTTCAGTAGATTGATCAGTTACTCTTCTTACACTCCCTAATTCAGTTTGAATATAATCTTTTTGTTGTGAGGGAGGTAAAATATTTGAGTTTTGAGGAAAAGCATTATGATGTGGGTGATTCCAAATTCCCACGGTGTTTATATAATAATTAGTTTTAGTAGAAGCAAACTCACCAATATTAGTATTAGGTAAAGCTAATATATAAACTATTTCATTTATTAAAGGAAAATTCTTTACAGAAGGATCTAGGGGACGTGCTGTAGGATATAATTGATTAGGTGGAGTGGGTGCGCTAATTAAATCAAATTCTACAGTACCTAAACCATTCCACTCACCAAATTCTCTAAATCTAGGGTGAGTTTCATCTAATACTATACTAATAACACGGCCTGCTATTATAAGACTGTTAAGTCCTATATTAGTAAAGGTACCAAAACTATTATCTTTAGAATTATTAGCTACGTTATTAATAGCTATAAGACCTCTACTACTAGCCATTCTTACTCAGATTTAAACTTGCTTATTTCATCAAGTAATTGTTGTTTTTCTTCATCTGATATACCGAGAGCATTTTCTCCTGAAGTACTGTTCATGGCACGTTGTGCTAAAGCAGCCATTTTAATTAGAAGGTCATCGTTTTTAACTCCTATTTCCATATATTCTTTGATTAATGGAACAATAAGAGTAGCATCACCTATTTCTTCGATCATAGGTTTAAGCTCATTGATAAGCGCAGATACTTGCTTATCTTTTTTCTTTTGGTTCTCGTAGATTTCTTCTAGGACATTTCCAAAAGATTTATTTTTGAATATAATTTGATCAAACTGACTCATAGTTATAAATACTAATTATTTAAAATTTGCATAACCGTATTCTAAATAGTAGATATAATTACGTTTAAATATATCATAGAGTTGGTTGGCTACTTTGGTGATTTTAGGTGTTTTAGCATCAACCTGTTCTCTAATATAAATATAAAGCGCTTTTTTATTGAATATGTCTATATCTTCTCGTTTTCTAAATAACTCAAGTATAGCATCTGCTATTTGGGCCTCTTCATCTTTAGCGAATAATTCAAAAATATTTTCAGTACAATACTCAACGTATTGATCTATAAAAATAGAAAGTCTGTCTTGGTATGGGTCACTTGCGGTTGTTTCATCAATACGATATGAATGATTTTCATCCTCATCTAAACCCTCAACTGGGGCTTTATCAATTCTACGCTTATAATTTCGCGTATTAGATATAATTAGATATCGTTTTGCAATTGTACCAAAGTAAGAGTATGCTTTAGATCCTTTAGTTTGGTCATATAAATGCATCTTGGAAAGAAGAAAGGTAATTACCTCATGTTGTAAATCCTCAATATTTTCTACCTCAGTATAATAAAACTTAAAGGTATGAATAATATTCTCAGTAAGTTTAAAAAATGCGTAGTGAATATATCTATGGTATATTTTTTCTTTTTCTAAAGGATTAGTTGACTTATTGTATCTTACAATAGCATCCTCTGTTTCTTGAGTAATGTATTGTACACCTTTTTTCTTTTTAGGGGTTACTTCACTCATAATTTAACATTATAGGTTCTTAACATATCATTTAACATTTTAAGTCGCTCAAAGAAAAATCCTACTTCATCATCACTCTGAAAAGTACCTTTAGCGTCTATTTCATTCATACGCTTATTTATAAATTCTACAGTGCTACCAAGCCCATTAACGTAGTCCTGGTAGGAAATAATAGCATCTTGTCTTTTGTTTAACTCGTCTTCATACCTTTCAGTTTTCCGTAAAAGGTTAAAGGTCGTGAATCCTAAGACCACGACCAATAGTGATAAAATTGCTATAATATAGATCATAGATTATCTAATAGATTTTTTAACCCTTCACTTCTAACTGAACCCAATGCTTTTTGTTTAGCGGCAGCTGGGGTAGGGCGTTTTGATTCAATTTTAAAGTTATTTTTAACAGGAGTTTCCCCGTTCAATTTAGGCAACCACTCACGTTCAAACTCAATACGAGCAGCCATCATATCACCAAAGTGAAGAACAAATGGGAGACAAGTACGTGGTTTTTGCTCTGGCATATAAGTCATCAAATATTTCTTATTTGCCTCATCGTACAAACCATCGTGTGTTTGAATCGCGAGCATTTCGTTAAACGTATACTGGATGCCGTGTGATTGGAGCATGAACAAACCACGGTCTGGAACCGAAGCAAATGGAAGTTTAGTGTTGAACATATAGTCCTCTCCTAGCTTATCTTTACGCCATTGATCAGTTTGTGGGATGTATGATTCATGTTCTTCATCTCCCATTTTACCTAGATCGTGATTGATAGCAGCAAATACTAGTTCTTCAATAGTATAACCAGATACATCAGCTCCTTCTTCAGACCATAATTGGTGTTGTTTTAGAGCACAACGTACAACACGAATTACGTGTTCTACATAACCTCCAGGAAAAGCATTATGGTATTCTTTTTTATGAGCAGCAGGCATAAGCATAATACGCTCAGCATATTGATTATAAAATTCCAATAGTTTTTCTTTACGGGGTGAAGAGATATGCTCTTCAATAATGCCCAGAAATACGTTCCAATTATTTTGGATTTGTTCAGCAGTAAGATTCATAACTTTTATTTAAATTAGTTTTGACGTTGAACCATCATTTTAATGTCTTCAATTACCTCTTCAGCTTCGGCAATAAGTTGATGGTATTGAGCTGTGGTTGTTGTGGGGCGAGTAATCATAACTTTCATGGTTGTCAATTTACCATTAAGTTTTTCTAGTTTTTGCATCGCCAAATCGGGATTTCTCATAATTAATATTTTTTATTGGGTTACAATGTAATGTAGAAATGTTAAAAAATCAAGTTTACTTGATAAATTTTTCAACTTTGTCTTGGATTTTTTTAAGATGAGCACATTTCTCGTATTCTTCTCTGTTTTCAAAGTATTTGATGGCTAATTTTAAACAGAATAATAGATCTCCATCTGTAAAAGTTTTAATGGAATCTACGTGGTATTTTAATTTTAAATCTATTTTTGATAGGTAAAACCAAGCCCTATTATAGGTTACAAACTCAGCCATATCATCCATTCCAGGTATTTCTCCAAGTACTTCTGATGGGATATGTTTCTGGATTTGTAGATAGAGTGCTCGGTGGTTAATAACAAGTTTTTTAAACATCCCAACCCAAAATATTGGAGTATCTTTATAATCAAATAAAATACTATCTGCTTGAGCTTTCTCTTGCAGTGTACCAGGTTCTTCACCTTCAAATAATCCAAATATTTTATTGGGGTCCATCAACATTATAAATACACGACCTATTTAGAAATTTCAGTGTAACATTTTTTACATGCTGCGTATTGATGTGGGATAAAGTCTGTTTTATGAACCCACTTTATTTGTGCCTCCTCGATCTTGTCAAGGCATTTTTGACACAAAACATACGTTTTTGATTTTCTAGGCATATTGGTAAAATTTTGAGCGGTAAACAGGGTTCGAACCTGCGACCCCGTACTTGGAAGGAACGTGCTCTACCAACTGAGCTATTACCGCAAATATAACTTTTGAGCCTCCAACCGGGATCGAACCGATGACATTCACATTACAAATGTGACGCTCTACCAGCTGAGCTATGGAGGCGATTAGTTGTTTTTCGAGTGGAAGGTACAACTTACAAACCTTTCAGGCTAGACTCAGTATTATTCTGCTACTGTAGTGTCAGCTGCAACTGTGGTATCGGTAGATACTACAAGAGTGTCTACTGTGGTTGATTCAGTAGTTGCTGCTTCGTTGGAACAAGCTACAGCTACAGCAGCGATTGCGATTGCGAAAAATGCTTTTTTCATTTTGTTTTTGTTAATTAATTAATTATTTAATGATATAAATATACAAATAAAATCTAGCTAAGCCAAATTCTATTTTGTGGACCTTGAGGGGCTCGAACCCACGACCAATTGATTATGAGTCAACTGCTCTAACCGACTGAGCTAAAGGTCCAGTTGTTGGAAGGGACGGATTCGAACCGCCGTACCCAATGGGAGCAGATTTACAGTCTGCCGGTTTTAACCACTCACCCACCTTCCAATTTTGTTACCCCCCAGGGACTCGAACCCCAATTAATTGGACCAAAACCAATTGTCCTGCCATTAGACGAGAGGGTAATATAGTCGAGATGACAGGGTTCGAACCTGCGACCCCCTGGTCCCAAACCAGGTGCGCTACCAACTGCGCTACATCTCGTGGCGGAGGTTCAGGGATTCGAACCCCGGGACCTGTTACAGTCAACAGTTTTCAAGACTGCCGCATTCGACCGCTCTGCCAAACCTCCGTGTAATTATTGTAGTCAGGGCCGGACTCGAACCGGAGAAGCAACCATAAAGGATTCGGCCACCAATGCCTCATTACGCCCACCTGACTGTATTATTAAGATGAAATCTCCTTCCACGCTCACCGTGGTTTGGATTTTACTGAACATAGTTTACTGTTCACCTGTTATGAGTGCACCATAGAGCAGGGTCCATCACTGAGTACCTTGGGGCATTTTACACTTAACGGGTAATTACTCCCGTAAGCCAAGGTCCCTTTCAACGGTGCTAATCCGTCTTCAGTAAGGAAATTTTCATCTTAGTTGCGGGAGGAGGATTCGAACCCCCGACCTCAAGGTTATGAGCCTTGCAAGCTACCTCTGCTCTATCCCGCAATTTATGTACCGAAGGTGGGACTCGAACCCACACGCGTAAAGCACTGGTTCCTAAGACCAGCGTGTCTACCATTCCACCACTTCGGCATTTTTACCAATATGTCAAATAACATGTTGCTATTTCAACTATATAAATATACGAATAATATTTTGGGTAACCAAATTTGTTTGTTAAGTCCGTATAATATGGTCGGCAGCTCTTGTTGCGATTTGAAGGGCTGGCTTTGTAGTACTTCTAAAGCCAGTTGCTTGCACCCAACCCTTTGATGCTGCTACAAGTTTGTTAGATGCTTTATATTCATCGTCGTTAAAATCCAGATCGATTGATTCGATTTTAAGTGGGCTGTTTTCTGTAATGAATAGAGCTGCTTCAATTGACAATTCTGTTTCTTTCCATAAACGCGACCAAAAATCTCTAACAATTGGTACTTTTGTTTTGTGGTACAAAACGTGACAACCTCTGCTTCTATATCGGAGTACTATAGCAGTACAGTAAACAGTTTCGGGTCCTCGGTTTTGTGAATCAGAACCAACGTAGATTTTTGTTTCCGGGTTACTTCGCACATAATCCAGTAAATAAGGCACTAACTGTATTGGTTTGTGAGTTGTGCCGCTTCGGAATATTGAGTTCATAATGTAACGGATTTTGTTGGAAAGGTAGGACTCGAACCTACGACCCCCTCGGTATCAGCGAGGTGCTCTAACCATCTGAGCTACATTCCAGTATAAAGAGAGGTTTCGGGTCTTTCAGGGTTTCTGGTTGAGTGCAATAAGTGACGCCTACCTACTATAAACCCTTTTTCGGTAACTAATACACTCTACCTCTCAACTACAGCTTCACTACCTCTCTCTGTTGGCAAGAAGGGACTCGAACCCTCATGTAACCAGTTACTCTTTCTACAAGGTATAAGCTTGAGGAGATACTTGCCAGTATTTAGTGATCCGAGAAGGATTCGAACCTTCGACCGTCGCATTAGAAGTGCGATGCTCTATCCAACTGAGCTACCGGACCATGTTTTAAGGGGCTACCTACACTGTTGTCGCGAACAACCTGCAGCCGGAAACCTTAGTCTCCCCTTTGTATGTAAAGAACTTTTGTAGTCGGGATGGGAATCGAACCCACACGAGCGTTACTGCCCAACAGATTTTAAGTCTGTCATGTCTACCTATTTCATCACCCGACCATTATTTATTTTCCTGTTTCTCTTATATTATAAAGGTAATATAAATATTATGCAAATCCAAATTTAAAGGTAATTCTGACCAAATTTGTTAATAATATCTTTTGCTTCATTTACGCTAATATCGAAAAACTCTCGATTACCAGCAATTCGTTGACCATCCAGATGACGGTGAACTTCTTTTTCAAGTTGCTCGGCATTGTAGCAATGGAAAGCCCAAGCAACATCAAACGGAAGAGCAACACCGGTTGATTTGGAAAGCTGTTCAGCTCGTGTTTCAGGGGTTATACCCGTAAACCCAATTTTAACATAACCAGGCATAGTAGGATTTGTCAAAACATACAACCACGAATCATAATCCGAGGTACGATGAGCATATTTGTTACGTTTTCTTCCGGTATAATACGTTACATTATCCCAACCATCGTCACCCGGTGTGATAGTATAGTATGGGCAGCGATTAACGGAGATTCCCGTGTAATCTTCCGACAATGGAATAAACTGCTCGGCTTGCTCCGGAGTAATCCTTTGAATTGGATCCCGATTAGGTCGAATATTATAGTAAGGCATAAACAAGAGCTTTTAAGATTACATAGATAGTCATTGAAGCATACAAATTGAACCCAAAAGTGAGCAATTCCTCTTCCCAATCGATTTGCTTAACCTTCCAGTTGTGAATGATTCGCGACAAAATAACAATCAACAAAACAGTAACCATGACCTTTATTTTTAATTACAGGGTAAATATACGAAATGGGAGTTGGGGAGCCAAGCCTCCTCGAAAGTTTCCTTACAATCTACCCCAATAACAATATCCGTATATACTACCATGTTATTCCTCACCATCGTTTTTTACAAGCAAAACCCCAACAGTGGTTTTTTACGCGTATTGTAACGCGAGTTTATACAAATCGGCATTCAGGGCGATGTCCTGTTGGAAGTTTTTAATCTTGCGGGCTTTACGGATTTTAAACCCACTACCGTATTGGAACATACCGTTAACAAGCTTTTCTTGAACAACATTATAAATAGACCACAAATCATCGCCTTGGTCTTCTTTGCGGGTGGGGGTCAAGAACTCATCTACGTTGAAGGTTTTGCCTTCAGCATCGAAACGCAAACCCAGCGCCTCGAGAGCAAATTGCTCTTTTTGTGCTTGTGTTAATTGCTTGGTCTTGAATTTATTCATTGATTCAACCGTGAGTGGGAGTTTTTCTACCATTTGAGTGATCAACAACTGGAGCGCCTCAAAATCGTATCCCATGTGTCGGATTTTCATTGAGTTGAATTCTTCATCGGCAATTACCAATCCATTGGAACAGACCAAACGGTATAGACCGGCCTGGAAAGTGAATGCGTTCTTACCATCGTGGGAATTTGTTAGTAGAATTCTGGGAAAAACCGTGTCTCCATCCGCCCCCGTGATTACGATCTCGGGGTTGGAGAACACCAACATGTGCTTTTGGAAACCTTGGTTTTTGCGGGCCTTGATTTCTTTAACATCTACTACGTCCCATCCTAATGCACTCATGTCCTCCATTACTCGGGAAGTTGGAATGTGGGTGTACTTGTCGGAGACCGTATTGGATCCGTGTTTAGTGAAAACGCTTGGAGCGGTTTGTTTGATTTGCTCCTGGGACAATGGGGTGATGGTTTTCAAATCTGCTAGCATAACTTTTTTCCTTTATTGGTTTATTTTTAATTACCCTTAAATATACGTATATCCTTTCCGGTAGCCAAATTTTTTGTGGGAAGTCTTTTTTGATATTTGCGGGGTTTTGGCAAAAGGGGTTATTTGGGAAATGTGAATATATTTGTATATACTATCCGGGGTGGAAGGTTACCTAAATTACATCTTTATAGCTAAAATCGGCAGATACCGCCCACCCGCCCGATGGACCCCACCGCGCGTGGTCCCGTCGATATGTGGATCGATCGACGGTACGTACGGCAAAGAGATATCTCTACTCTTGAGAAAGTATTGAATTTACTTCATCATACGTTTCTTGTAGATATTTGATGATATCAGCTTTGGTGAGTTGGTGTTGTTCATTCAAGATAAATTTGATATTACCTTCGTGCTTACCTAAAGCTGAAGCGAATTTCATTGCTGTTTTGAGGACGTTGGTGAATTCGTTTTCCATAACCGTTATTATTACTTATTATACTTGAATATACGAACTGGATTTAATTAAACCAATTCCATTACTTTATCTAATTTATAACCATTATAAAATTCATCTTCATCCATTATATCATTTCCCCACAAAAAGCAATCTTTAATATCATCTTCATCTATAATCAAGTAATTATCTTCATGTATTGTTCTATACAATAATTGGGTTTCTTTATCTGATAACTGTTCAGTAAATACTTCTCCAACAACACCATATTTGAAATTCCAAATGAAACCGTAAACACCATCTTTAAACTTTACATTCATAACCGTTTTATTTTTATTATACCTAAATATACGAAATAGAGAGGGGGGGTACAATACCCCCCCCCTTAGTTTATTTAAAATATTCCATCTTCATCTCCAAATCCCTCAATATAAATCTCTAATACCTCATCCATAATTTCAGGAGTCAATTCCTCTCCATTCTCGTTTTCCTCAAACTCAATAAAGGTATTTAACAATTCCTCTAAACTATAATTACTATAGTCTTCATAACTGTTTCCACTTTCAGCCATAAACACTAGGAATTCTCGTTCTTGAGAAGGAACTAACTTTTCAATTTTGGACAGGAGGGTTGTTTGTTTTGTTGTCATAACCGTTTTATTTTTTATTATACCTAAATATACGAACTATACTTTGTATAACCAATTCAGTCATTGATTGGCTCCGTATTCGCTAACTCCTCAACACCAAACTCAATACCAAACTCACGCAACATAACAGCTGTCCAGTTCGGGTGGAACATACTATGCTTACCATCATCTTGTGTTTTAATGACTTTAATGAACTCTTGCTGCCACAATATAAGAGCATCAACTAAAATGCGCTCAGTCATAGGTGTGAGCTTACCTGATTTATATTTCTTCTTTGTCATAACCGTTGTTTTATTATTTCTTATTATACTGGAATATACGAACTAGGTTTTGGGTAACAACTACCCCCACTGTTATGAAGTTAAACTTTTACTTTCATACCCCCACTGTTTTGGAGTTAAACTTCCATTTTCAACCATTTTATCTAATTTCTTCCTACAAAATTTTACTAATTTCATATTTTCATCACATTCGTCTAATACACCATCTTCACTGATGTATCCATATTCTTTAATACAATCTAAACAATTTTGTAATGCTTCTTTTTTATTCATAACCGTTTTATTTTTATTTCTTATTATACTTAAATATACGACCTATATTTTAATTAGAACATTCCTCCATCAATTACTAGTCGACGACGAAAGTAACAATTCTTAATATCATCATAAAAGACATTCTCTTCACTAATACCTTCTAAGTCATTATGATAAACCCAATCAGTCGGATCAGTTCCTCTAACAACGACTTTTAAGTTCTTGTTTTTTACTTGATTCAACTGATCAATTAATTCTTGTACTGTCATAACCGTTTTATTTTTATTTCTTATTATGTGTGAATATACGAACTTATTTTACGTACTCTACTACCTTATTTAATCCTTCTACATCACACTCTAAACTATTCTCATCAAATTCAAACACTTCATTTACTGTATTAATATCAGTAAACAAACAATCATATTCATTGTCCATACCTAAAGCTTCACACAACACACCTTTTCGACTTTCCAATGCCTTGATTTCATTTTCATTCAATTTCCATGTAAATACATTCTTCACTTCACCAAATTGCGAATCGTAAATAAAACCGTAAACGTTGTCTTTGAATTTTACTTTCATAACCGTTGTTTTTATTATTTCTTATTATACGTGAATATAATAAAGAAAGTCTAATTAAAGACTTCCCTTATTATTCTTCATCAATTTCATAATATTTTTTAAACAACTCTACAGCCTTTGATTTTACTTCATCTTCCAATTCACTTTCTTCTAACAATGCCTCTAATGCTTCTAAATTTTCATAATAAAAATCACCTCTATATTGACCAGCACTATCATCCATTAAATCATTAAATAAAGTAATTTCATTAACAAAACCTTCTACAGTTTCACATCCAATACTACCCATACTCCATTCACTTCCTCCACTAACACTCAATCGAAACTTTACAAAGCTTCTAAACATTTCATTATCTTCCTTGTCCTTTTCTGAAAGAAAACATTCAGCAATCGCATTCAATTCACTAATACAATACTCTTTGTAAATCTTTTCCAATTCCAACTTTCTTTCCATGTTTGTCATAACCTTTGTTTTTATTATTTCTTATTATACTGGAATATACGAATAATATTTTGGATAACCAAATCAAATCTGAATCAAATCAATTGCCTTCGTTCCTACACTCTTACCATCTTTATAGACTAAGTAATTTGGATCCATTCCAGATAAAACAATATCATCAAGTAATTCATAGATGGTATTGAATTTTTTCTTGTAGTAACTGCATTTTAAATGATACATAACCCTTATTTTTATATTTTTTTATTTGATTAAATATACGTTAAAGCTCTAGCTCAGCCAATACCCGCTTTATTTCAGCGTTGACTTGATTTTCCATCTCAACCGCTTCTTGCTGAAGCAATACCTCAGCTGCGGTCCAACCATGACCTGATAATGTTTCACTTTCCCAAAATCCAACTTCCAAATCGCGACGATCCAATTGTCCCTTGAATCCATTAATTGTAATATCAAATCGTCCACCATCACCATTGTCCTCAATTTGAGCATCGAATTGGTCGATCAAGAAATCAACAACCGTTTTAACCATCAACTTTTTTACTTCCGTCTTATTCATAACCTCTTATTTGATTAAATATACGAAACTACTTTGACTTAGCCAAACGTTTTGAACGTTTTAATCGCTTATAAAACAACTCATCTTTATCATCAGTCCAACCATTAACAAAGCCTTCTTCATCTTCAGTACCACCATTAACACTTTGAACTAATTCTTCGTGTTCTGGAGTATTATATAATTCATCTATTGTTAGTGACTTAACTAGATCAGTATTATCTACTAACCACTTATCAAATATTAGTTTTAGTTCCTTATCAGTCATAACCCTTGTTTTTATTATTTCTTATTATACTTGAATATACGAACAGGAAAGGCGAGAGCAAATGCCCTCGCCAATCCATCGCGGTTATGAAGCACGATATATTTTAAAATTGAGTATCACCATATACATCCCAAAACTCATCCATAAACTCATCTACGAATTCGCTACTCATAACTGTACCTTCGCTATCGATTACTTGGTATTCACAGTACGAATTAGATTCTGTAATATGTAATGTATATTCTTTTTCGTTGTAAGTAACACTGTAAATGTCTGTACGTTCAATTAGTTCTGCTTTCATTATCCAACTCGTTTTACCAATCGTTCTACTTTCTGTTCGTTTGTCATTTTTGCTTCTTCAATATCGTATACTTTGAAGATACGTTTTTCTCCTTTGTAATCCAATTCAAACATGATAGATGAGTCATTTGCAAACTTGACTACGATTACTTCTTTACTGTAGCTGTCTCTATAGCTACCAGTACTAATCCATTCATCTCTTTTTTCAACACTTGTTGCTGTAGGGAACTCGTGTTTGAGTTGAGAAATTGCTACATCAAAGTTTAGATTTTTTGTGATAAGAGAGCTTAGTTGATTCTTTGCTGCTAAGTTTTTCTCACCAATCTTATCCAGAATCGTTTTAGGTTTTACTGCACGAGAACTACCTACAATTGAGTAACTCTCAATTTTGTTAGTTGAGGTGATACCAAATGATGCACTATATTTTTTAATAATTAGCTCATCATTTTCTCGTACTACACTATCGTGAATCAAGTACACACCACCTGACCAAGTATCTACTGTAACCTCAGTTTCGAATCGATTGTCACCCCAACCTAGGTTAACATTTCTTGTTACGGTTTCTGTTTTGAATGTGTTTTCGAAATGGTAACCCAAATGAAATCCATTCTCTAGTAAGAATTTTACTTCACGTTCTGCACGTGCGATTTGGATTTTAATATCTCGAGCGCTTCGTTCAATATAATCTTGAACCATTTTTTCTTGTTCGACTGTGAGCACTTCAAGCTCCATTTCCAATTGTTGTCCTTCTGTCTTCATAACCTTTTATTTGATTGAATATACGAACTTAGTTTTGGGTATCCAAGCGACTACTCTTCTAAGCTATCTACATATTCGTGCACGGAGTCGATTAGAGCTTCATCTGTAATCGTTTCACCCTTCTGATCTACAAGGGTACAATCAATTACTTTACCCCTATCGTCAAGCCATTCGGTGTAAACAAGATAATCATTTAACCAGCTATCACCATATTGAATGGTGTATGTTTTAGAAGTGTTGTTAGCGATGTTTTTGATTTTCATAACCGTTATTTTTTATTATACCTAAATATACGAACTGGATTTTAGATAACCAAACGATACCCATTAATCGCTAACAAAGCTCCGTTAGTAGCGATCGTAGCTGGATCATTAATTAGTAAACCGTGAGCTAGAAACACAACACAGCCAAGCGCATTTACAATACGAAGCGTCTTAATGTTTTTGGTAAGGAAGGACCCGATTACGAGTCCCATCCCTACAAATCCTAGAATACTCATTATTAAAACAAACGAGTATTAGTTGCACACACTTCCTTAGCCATGAACTCAAGTTTCATCGTCAAATACTCTTCTACATCTTTTTGACTAAAACCTTCTTGAGCTAAATCAATCACAATACTTTTCAAAGCCAAAGCAATAATTTCAGTATCAGTAATTGGAGTCAAACTTTCCATTCTTTCAAACGGATCTTCTTCAATATTCCAATCAAATCCTTCTAATTCAACAACGTAACGAGGGTAAGTATAGCCTTGTGTATCAACTAAGTATACTTTTCCGTCACTAATAAACACATAAAATTGTTGTTCACCATCTAGATCTTCAATATCCATCAAATCAACATCAAATTTTACATGACGAGTTGGAAATGAATTGATAATATCTTTCAATTCAAATTGTAAATCAAACCAATTGATTGAATTTACACTGATCAGATCATTTTCTTTACGACTGTAGTTCAAACTAACTAACTTGTTGTAATAAAATTCATTAATGTCTTTTGCTTTCATAACCTTTTATTTGATTAAATATACGAACTAAATCTCAAAGAGCCAAATATTCTTCCAAAAAGTCTTGTGCAACTTTAAATTTGATACTGAGATATTTTTTAATCTCAACCTCTGAGTATCCCTCTTCTACCAATTCAATGATAGCTCCCTGTAAGTTGATGTGAAGTTTAGAAACATCATCCATCTGCTTAATTTTCAAATCTGTCATAACCATTTATTTGTTGTAAATATACAAACTTATTCTATCCACTCCACTACCTCTACAAAATCTGAATCGTATTCAACTAATTCGTCAAAGTGTTCC